AAGAGCCTTGCGGGTCTGCCAGGGTCGTAGTCCCACTGACCCAGGGCTGGCCATCCATTCTATCTGTGAATCTCCACGTGCCCTGATCTTCCTTGAAAGCAACGTGTTCAGAGAAGTCAATCCGCATCCCCCGCTTCTGGAACAACAGATATGCTTTGGGGTCAATAAGAATCACATCACCAGAATTATCATCCTGGGGCAAATGCTCGGAATAGATAAGTTGTTTACCAAGCAAAGGCTTATTGAATACAGTATCAGTGCTGGGGTCTTTCATCCAAACACCTTCACCGCTTCCAACCTGGATGATACCGATATCTGGGATCACACCGGGGTGAGCAACCCAAATCCCATTTGTAAGATATGGTTTGAACACGGCCAACATAGCCAGCGCATCTGCCAAAACAAATGCATTATTCCCAGCAGTTGTTACAGCGATGATGGCACCTGAATTCAAGATACCTAGAGCTTCTCCAGCCCCAGTTCCATTCAAGATAAGGAATTCTCGCCTGCTATTGATGGTCGTAGAAAACAAAGCAGCCAGGATTATCTCAATTGACATTGGTGAATCTTCGATCAATTCATTGGGAGCCTGGGTTATCCCGCCGACTTTATGAATGTTCCACTCAACCAGATTGAAAGCCGGATTAGTTTCACTCAAGGCTGTATTTTCAGGTCCTACCCCAGCAGTCACGCCAGCAGTCCAACCAACATCACCCTGTCCAGCGGTGGGAGCTGTGGTCTGGTTCAGCACCGGGACTGCTCCCCTGTTGGATTTAACCGGGATGACTGTCACCATCTGAGTTAGCGGGGACATTTCAACTGATAACTGAAGCAGCGTATTTTCAAACTCAGGGGGGATCAAGAATCCACCGGTAGACCCAGTCAAATGAGACATATCGGTTTTTTCTTCTTTCCAGGTTGACTTATAAATTGATTTAAGTCTCACAATATCCTTACGCTGAACAGCCAGCAAGAAGTCCCCAAGGCCAACTGAATCAGGATCAGCTTCCTCACCATCCTGGGAATAATACCCAGAGTTCTTAATAGCTGGAGCATCTTTCATTAACTGCAAGACCTTTTCAACTTCATCGCTCATGCTTTTCATGCTCTCTTCCAGCGATGTCATTCGCTTTCCAACTTCAGCAGCCTCATCAATAGGCTCTTCAACTGCGAATTCAGTATCGTACCAAGCGATGTACTTCTGTTTGTCCGTCAAATCCTCTACCTTCAGTTCGTACTTTTCAGCATAGGATTTCAGGAAGTCTTCTTTGGTTTTCATATTTATAACCTCCAAACTTTTTGCTTTATCTGAGGGCTTTTCTTCTGGCTTCGCAGTTGCATCTGGATCATCACCTGATCCACTTGGCAAATTTGCCTTAAGCTGTGGGAAAGCCTTTACTAACGATTTAAGAGAAGCGATTGCGTTCTCGCTCATCATACGGGGTTCAGCAGGAATCACCGTTAAGGTGTCCCGTTTCAATGGCCATTTTTCGATTTCTCCAGACTTGTTTACTTTTACACCGGCGCCAACCGCCAAAGAAGATGTACCGAGCATTTTTTCATCTATAAGCGGTTCTAATAAAGTCATATATTGATTTCTGCGTTGTAACACTCTCTCCACCCATGCCCCCACATCATCTACTTTCAATGTTGACCAATCAACAGACCCCAAAACATCATCTTCACTAGGGCTGTCTTTCCCATCCAAGGCTTTCCCGTGACCATGCTCCCAGTCAACGTGGAAGAAACCTGTTTTGGTGTAAGCCGATTCAAGCTGGGTTTTTTCGGTGAACCATTCTTTATCCAAGTCCCGATTATCTTCATCACCAAACAGGACAATATAATTTCCCACAACCAGATTATCTTTTGTCTTGGAAAGAGTTTTGAGAGCATTGATACCGGTCTGCCTGATAAATGCTCTTGCTGATTTTTCTATGAATTCAACTTTACGTTCTACTTCCACCCATTCCGTTCTACCGTCAAATATGAAATCGCCCTCTTCTTCTACAAAGCCTACCTTGAACATTGCCCCCGACTCTTCGATGATCACATGGTCTTCAAATGTCTGAGCTACCCAGATAAAAGAATCTTTGGTTTCATGTTCTGCTCGAAACGCATCTGAGATATCACTCATCTGCTCTTCGAGAGATTCATCAGCTTGCTTTTTATTTAATTTCTTTTTCTTTTCGGACAAGAAAACCCATCCTTTATACTCAGGATGGGCTCAAATTGAGGAAATCCTCTTATCGCCAGGGGGCTTTTTTGGAAGGAGCCTGGACAATGCTATGTATATCTTACATTATTTTTGGTTTAATTGCAAATGATTTTAATAGGGTTTATTTTATATAATGCTCATAGCCGTCACTTGTCTTTTGTATGACACAGCTTTTATGACCCCCTGACAATTCAATGCTTGGGTACATTTCTTTTATCTCGATCTTTTTATGGTAATGTTTAACAGGCCATCTATTGAGAAGCCACTGGGGAAAGCACACTTTTCTAAAGTGTTCAAATAAATTTATTGGATATTTTATTTCAATTCTTTCAAGTGTCCTGCCTAATATCTGTTGTCTAAACCTACCCATCATTATCTCAACATCAGGGTCAAAATGCTCCGTCTTTGAGAATTCAACAGGGTAGGCGAAGATCATTCCCAATGCCTCTAAGTCCAGTTCGGGTTCATCTATATTAATTTCAACTACCACTTCATCAGCCATCTTCTATCCTCTCAATGATCATTCTTTCTAATCTCAATATCGTATATTATATATAATATACATCAAATATCGCTTAATCCTTTTTAGAGGTCTTGGAATAAGCCAAGTCTGATGTGCAAAACCACCACTTTCAGGATAGTGTTTTTTTTTAGATATAACCATCCAAACATAAGGATATGTTACAACCCAAAAGGAAATCCTTTTCCTAAGTCTTTCTTTCCTCAAAACTGCCTCACCAACTTGGGCTTATGCTGTTTCAAATTCCCGTGGCGAGTCATTTTTCTCTCCAATGGATATTGGAAAAGATTTTTACGTTCTCAGGCAATTGCCAATTATTCCATATATATTTTTCAAAAAGATCACAATATAATTCTTCATATCCTCCCCATCCTCGATTATTCAATTCATTGCCATTTATTCCAGGAAAAGATTCAAGGTGGGCGCATTCCACAGGCCAAAATCTCTTGTTGCTTTTACACCATTCTAAATACTCATCAATAGCTTTTCTAAATTCAGGGGATTGACTTGGATAGCCCAGCTGATCATTTTTTATGTGTGCCAATTCATGAAAACAAGTTCCGGAATCTTCACAGAGGATTATATTATTCCAAAATAAATACCCTTTTGGTTTTCTTTCTACATACAAATTTTGGGCAGTATAGACGATACAAACCAATGAAGTAAATAACCCAACACAGACGAAAAAACAGCCGACTAATTTTTTGCACATTCTTCTCTGCCCTTTCACTACTTCTTGATATATTTATTATAGACCTTAATGACCACAAACGCAAGTACATTCGTTATCACTCCCGCTGCCACAATTATGAAAATTGCTACAAGTTCATTCAATATCTTTGTTTTCCTTATTAAAGATTTCCTCAAATATGCCACACTTTTCACAACTGCCTTTTATAAAATAATGTGTACACGTATTGGGATTTATTGTATTATCAAGTGGTCTTATCACAGGTTGTTTCTTCTCCGCTCTGATAAACTTGGCGAAATCAGCTTCTGTTATCTCGCCACCTTTTTCCTTCAACGCAGTCAATTTTTCAATTGTATCATCCAACCACTTCACTTGTCTAAGTAGTCCTCTTCGGAAATCAAAAAGCGTTTCAGTAAATATCTGAATAAGCCCTTCCATAATCAGCCCTCCACCACCTCAATAGTTGTCCAACACCGATCCCTGGGATGGGCAGGGATTCCATCGGCAGTCCAGCCCTCACTTTTCAAAAGACCTTCATTTGGTTCGCATATTATACACACTCTTTCATCTTGCATAGTGTGCCAACGGGACTCAGTTTTTATCCCAAGTCTAGCCAGTTCATCCCGGTAGATGTCTTTCCCCCGCTCAAATGCCCTGGTTGTTTCTGTGATCGCAATGTTCTCTGCTCTGGTTGCCCCAAACCTTGTGGCAATATTAGCAGTCAAATCTTCTATACTCCGCAACTCTTTAGGGGTATTGAAGAAAGTGGTCAGTGATTTCTGAAGGTGTCTTTGACTGGCATTATTAATATCTGTGACCAAGCTGAACACGTGGGTATCTGAAAAATTGGCAGCTTGATCTGTGACCAAATCCCAATCTACCCCGATAGCCAAATCCTTCATTGCTGTTTCTGCTGAGGTCAATTGAAAGCTAGTAAACTCTGGAATTAGAAACGCAGAAAACACAGCCCCCCATTCTAGCCAAAACGAATTCGGCAAAGGTTCAGGTTCTTCGGTATTTAGCTCATCAATAATTGCATCGAACTGAGCTTCGAACTGCTCACCGAAAAATGCGGCAATATCTTCTTCCCCCTGATTCTTGTCCTCTTCATCCAGGTCTTGATCCCCGGACAGGCTCACCCTGGTGATGGTCATAATTTTTGTGCGACAGTTGGTTCGAAAGCTGGTAAGCCTCGCTTTGAATAAATATCTACTTTCATATCCTCCATATCAAATTTAGTGGCCTCTGAAACCCCAGCAACTTTGGTGACATTAATTTTGGTTATTCCAGTTAGATTTAGATCAATCAATACAATCTCATCTGGCTTATCCGAATTTACATCGATCACAGCGCAATAATCTTGCCATTGTTCAACCCCTTTATCATTGTATTGTGATGGCATCTTTCCAAATGGAAGCTTGAATCTTATTACAGCCATTATAGTTTTCCTATCGCTACTTTTGAAATAGCATTATTGGCTTCTGTTGAGAATAAAGCAATTCCTTTATTTCCGATAACACTTGCATCTGCGATTGTGGGGGTAGCTTTTGAAACACCATTATATTTGACTGTAATTACATTCGTCCCAACTGGATTTTCGATCCGAAGAATTTGGTCTTGGGTCACAGCCTGAGCTACTGTTGCGAGACTAGAATAGGTTCCAGCCACATTTTTATCTACCTTGAGACTTACGCCATCCATGTAAGCCATGCCGAAATTATTTGAACCATCATAGTTCCAGATTACGCCTACTTGGGTTCCTGCTGTGACTACGTTGATATAGATATCAATAAAAAAGCCATCTGATAGGCCAAATTGAGATTTAAGGACGTTAAAAATTGATGTAAGAGTAATTAGTTTTACAGAAACATTATCAACAGTTACATCACTTGGAGCAAGAACAGGGCGCAACTGAAATTCATCATTATCAACAAGACCAGTCTGAAATTTGCTTCCTATTGTTGTATAATCCTGGTTGACTCCAGCAATAATATCTCCAACTTTTAATGTGCCTGCTGTAAAAGTATCTATGTCTATTGTGATTTGAACCCATGTTCCAACTATTAATATCATCTGTCTCATTCTTGGCTGAGTATTTTCAGCGGAAGCAAACAAATTCGCCAATCCATTTCCTCCCCCCCCGTGTCCTTGTCCTGTCCCTACCTCTGAAACCTCTGGGTCAGCACCAACTTCTCCTATGATAACCCAATTGTTGGGATTATCCCCCGTCCAATTTGTAAAATCCCCGTTAACTACTAGCTCACTCCCTACCGCAAGCTGGTCATTCAGGACATTCCCACCTGATTCAGACCAACCCCCATCAAAGAAATCAACTTCATCCCCATCAAATTCTATTTCAATAGGATAATCTACCTTCCCCCTTCTTCTCCTATGTGACCTGCTTAAAAACGGAGCTCTCATTTATCCTCTATCCTCTGTCCGATATCTGAATACCATTTCCAGGATTTCATCATCGCCAGTGGCATCATTAATATCTGCGGCATCTGTAAGAAAGAAAGCCATGTACAGGGTTTTCAGAGTGTAAAAAGCAATCGGATTGTCAAAAAAGGCCATTGAAGCCTTGGCATCTGAATACCAATCACTGGCAGCTATCACAACTTCTCCTATCATGCTATCATGGACTCCACTGCCAAGTTCTGTATCCCCTACAGCCAAACCAGGATCGGTATCAAAGAAGAACAGTTTTCCAGCTGGGACCGGGATTGTGCCTGTGCCTCCTGTCGCATCATCCAATCGCCCAACCAGATTTATCCCAAGGACCTCACCGCTGACATCTTCAGGACTCAACGTGAACACTATTTCTTCACTCCAATCACTGGTATTTACTTCATCATCTTTCCCAACTAGTTCTAATACTGTTGATGTTCTAACTCTTGTTACTACCATCTTAATTCTCCATTTTTCTGGTTCTTGGTTCTGTTTCGTAAATCTGTAAAAGCATAAGGAAATATAGGAGCCTTTCCGGGATAACAACAACTCTCAAACATTTTCCGATTTTTATGCCCACAAGATTATTGTCCCAATTCAAGTGATAAATTACTTTTATTGGATATCCTTTCCATGTAATCATGGATAATCACTCCACGCCCTAGCATTTGCAAAAATCCGATTGATATCTTCAGCCGTTTTTACCCTATTCAAAGCAGAACCTACAGCAGCCAACATGGTAAGAGGGATTTCATCCCCAGCATCAAACACTGGAGCCCCCTTTGTACCCTTGATAGGCTTGCCTTCTTTGAACCGCTTATGAGCATGGTTCTTGTAAGAATCCATTATAGACCTTTGGGGGGGTGAGGATGAAGAGGGAATATTTGGAGCTAAGTCAGTAGACAGATTCCCCATCGGAATTCTCAGGGAGGCTTTGAGTTCCATATTTTCCACAATCTTTTTTTCAAGGTCTTCCCAATCCATATCGGGAGGGAGATCGTACCCTAGTATTTGCATCCCTGTGATTGGAGGTATTTCAGAGCGAACCAAATTCACCAACGCTGCAGACCGATTGACTTCTTCTTCCTGGAATATCTGTAGAGACTGGGGATGAAACTTGATTGAAAAACCTTGTGGTTTAAACACATGGACATTCAATACCCCTTCAATCAGCTTTACTTCTGCTGATATAGTCAGGTCATAAAGCCTGAAATCTTCTTGCTTGGCTGTAGCGAAATTGGCATCATCTGAAAACAGAATATTCTGAGGCACCCCGATAGCTACAGCGATATCTTCCCGTTTCTCTTTGGTCAAGTTTGTGTTAGATAATTCCTGAATACCCTCCCCAACTATAGTGGTCGAAATCTTTTCAGATACAACAGCTGTGGCCCAAGCTTTGCTTATGCCTTGAAACAATCTTGTGTACCATGCCTTCAATTTCTGTCTTTCTGCTTGTGCTGCCCCTTTGGGTACTGCCAATAACATGGCCTTGATCGCTCCCCGTTTGAAAAAGGCATCTACAAACGAATCGACATTGAACAACACCCCGGCTGCCCTAATAGCTGCCTTTGCCGGTGAAGAATCAGGAGGCCCTATCTCAGTGAAAGCATCCCGTAACCAAAACCACGCCATCTCTTCCAATTCCAATTTCCTAGGTACACCCCCGATACTTCTTTCAAAATGTGTGAGCCCCAATTCTTTATCGATCTTAGGCTTGATGGTCGTTGGTACTAAATACCGCAACACTTTTAAAAAGCCAAACTGATTTCCAGCTTTCAATAAATACGCTCTGCCAGTCAATGTCAAACTGGCCTCGATCAATGAAAGTGTTTCAAACGGTTTAGGCCAAAACCCTACAACGTTTTTATAATCAGTGCTTGTGTCAATTACATTCTCACCCTTAGAAATCGAAAATGGGACCTTAGCCATTGCATTGGCTCGAATATCAATCCCTCTAAAAAGCCAAGGTACAGCTGTATACAATTTTTTCAGGGAATCAACATTTATATCTGTGCCAGTAATTACCCGCCAAGCCTCTGGGGGCAAGTCCTCTAGCCTTACAGTTTTTTCCCCATCTATTAACTTGATGTCATAATCCGAATTATTTCTTGGCATCGTTTATCCTAATCTATCAACCATTCATTAGATACCCTGATTGCCCCCACAATTGCCAACGTATATGAATCAGCTCTATCATCATGTTCTCCAGCCGGGGCCAGTAGTGTAGCACCTTCGATACTGGCCAGCTGGACAAACGTAGGAAAACTATGCAGGACAGTTTCCTGATCTCTGAATGCATCTGTAACGCTATTATACATTAAAGCTTTACCTTTTGAAGAGGAAAGCCATCCCAATTTTGGTTTTGACGTACTAGACGCATCATGTCCTTCTAAGATCGCCAGCTCAGAATTATCCACCAACCAGGCGATTACAGCATGGCCATGATTGTTCCTTTCAATCATTGTAAAAGCATCATTGTAATAAACACCTACGGTGTCAAGATAACTCGCAAATACAGTAGGCTCGATCCTCCCCTCGATCACAGCCATTTCTTCTCCAGTCAAACTGTCAACCACTGTGGCAGCAGATGGGTCACTGTTAGGATTGCCTTCAGCCGGATCAGCCCCGATCACATACTCCTGTCCAGGTTCTGGCAATACATAAATTTCTAATCCTGGAATAGTAGGACATCCTGGAGGTAGTTCTTGAAGCGGCTCCAGTTCTTCATAACATCGTCTGAGAAATGCCGGGGGGATACGCTTATCCAAAGTCCTGGCTTGCAAGGCCTCTGTATCTGTGGAAGGATACTGCTCATGCAATGTATCCAAAGTTCCTTCATCTGCCATATAGCCCCGCTTCAAAGCATCGTACCATCCCTTGGTTCTAGATGGTCTCACCCACCAAGGAAGAAAGATATGCGACCAGTTATTTAACCCTCGTTTGGCGTTTTTATAAATCTTTTTGAAGTGGGAATTAGGCTTTGATTTGTCAGACCGGGAGATCAGGAACATTTTATTACCGGCATCGATGGTAGGTTTAACTGCGGTCATAAGCTGTTTGAGGTCCGGAGCAAGATCAGCTTCATCTACCAGCGCCAAAGTAAACGTATAGGAATCACCCGCTGAAGTGGGGAATGCTCTGGTAGCCGATCCATGATTCAGCTGCCACATCTTTGCTGAATCTACTGAATAATAATACCCAGCTTTCATCCAATCTGGCAAATGCTCAAATATCCCCTGCAGTCTCTCCTTGGATAACAAATAAATTGCCTCTGTCTCACGTCTGGAGAATAGCCCAATCTCTGCTACCGACCTGTACATCATAAGCCATAGAGCATAAGACAGTGCCAACCAAGTCAGCCCTAGCTGCCTTGCTTTCAGTGCTACGGTCAGTTCTTCATCGTGGAATTTAGCTAAAACTTCTTTTTGTTCTGGCCACAGCTTGAATGGTATCCATGTCCCCTCTGTAGCATCGTAAATTTTGACATAGGTATCTATGAAATACTCAGGGGATTCTAAGCATTTTGCCAGCTCAAGAAGTTCATTTGGCATTATCCATCCATTGCCTGTCCGCACGCCGTGCATTCATAACAAGTTGTTTCTATGTTTTCTTGTAGTTCACGGATATAATCTATAGTCCGTTCTATGGTTTTTGCTTTTTCGGCATCAACCAAACAAAGCCAATTTTCTATTTCCGCCAATTCATTTATTAATTTAAAGTTCTCTTTTATCTCACACATATTCTAGCCCTTCAATTCCTTCTTGGCTTTCCGCAAAGCTTCCACAGCTTCAGCAGTAGAAGTGGCTATAGTGCCCTCGAATTCATGTTTATCTGTGAACAGTTTGTGGTTTCGTCCCAACTGGATTAGAGCATCTTTAGCGTCATGCCAGTCAATAGTTATCCCCTTGCCTGTCGATCTAACTCCCTTAATCAGATGGCTATGACCATCCCTTTGAAGCTTGTCGAAATCCACTTTCATTTCATAACCAGCAAAATATTCGCCCCCATCTCTATTGATTTTGTAAGTTTCAACCTGAGTAATATAATCTGAAATATCAAAGCCTCTAGCCATTGTAGCAAGCCGAGCCAAAACCTCATTTGCACCCATTCCCATCTCAGCTGTTTGTTTACTGATTTCTTCCCTGATGTTAATCTTTGTTAAGTTCTGGCTGCCTATGGATCGAAACACCGAATCAGACTTCCCCTTGTATCCAGCTTCCCTGGCTGCCTGAGTAGCGTTATAAGTTTCAAGATAAACTGCAACAAATTTCTTCTGCCTAGCATTGAGCTTTCTAGGTTTCTTCTCAGCCATCACTCCACCACCCTTTTATGAAGCATTACTTTCTTACCCTTACAAAAATCAAACACTTTTAATATGCCCTGTTTATTTATCATAGTGTTTATAAGATAGCATATTTGGGAAGATATTGCAAATTAACCAACACAGCCACCAAATCCTTGAAGTGTCATTGGTGACTGTGTATGAGGTGCATGCGGTTAGTCATGCATTCAAATTATACCATTAACAGGAAAGTGCGCTTATCGCCGTTAGCGCACTTTCCAAATAGGAGGAGAGAAGAAACACTCAACCGTTCAACCTAACCAGATTTATTGTAACACAGTATTTTCAACATTCGTGTCTTTCTCGGACGCTCCCCCTATAGTTTCATGGATAGACCAGCAAACTCGTGGCTTTCCATTTCACATCACCTGCCTTTCATCCTTTGGATAATTACATTTATCGAAACCATCAGACTGCAACTCTTACCCAAGTAGTATCCCCTTCACATGACGGGCAAATCATATTTTTCTTTTGCTCCGCATCTTGGGCATCATCCATACTATAAAGGGCGTGCCATCCGCAAACCTCTTTCCCCGCTTGAATAATATGCTCACATGGATTTGGTCGCATCGTTCCGCCAAAATTGGTTTTTCCATGCTTTGCAGATTTATATGCCGGACAGGTACAAGTAGACCACAAACGCTCCTGAAAAAGCCCCCGTTGTGTATATCCCCCAATACGAACGGTTATTGCACCATCTATAGATTTACACATCTGATACATTTCAATCGTAAAATCAGACATCACTCTACTCCATTACATTTATCGAAAGCCTACCAATTCCAGAAACAATCTACGGGGCTGTGTTCATCGTCATAGGCTTTCCTTCTTCCACAACGAGTGCATTTATAGATTTGTTTCCACGGGTCAGTGGTTAATCGCTCGACTTCATTTTTAGGTACTACAACATTAAATGGGTGTAAACAAAATAGCCTCTTGAAAAACCGCTTGAGCACCTCACTCTCCTCAGTCCTTCTGGGGGGGTGTTCCGTATGGATATCCAATCCCAAATGATGTTTTCCATTGTTCGTTTATTTCAGGAAATCCCATTTTCATTGGCTTTGTTAGTGGCTTAATCATCTCCAGCATTTCACGTAGCGTTTTTTTCGCTTTCTCCACTTTCTTCTCACTCATCACCATCCCTCCAGCATCACAAATTCATGAAACCCACAATCTTTCTCAGGGCAAACTAAACTAGGAACTACTCTCCCATATTTATTTATTTCATGGTCTTTCAATGATGCTATATGATAATTGGAGCAACACGCAAAAACCACTTCCCCCTCCAACTTTCCCCGACCCAATGGATGTTGTAACTTACCCAACTTGCCAGCCCCCTTCCACGTTCTAGGTTCCAAGTATTCCAACGCCTCGCACTGTTTGAATATTACTACTCTATTCTCACTCACCACCATCCTCCTTGTCCTTCTTCATCTCTTTACACCATTCCCGCCATGCGTACACAATTCCTATAATGCAAGAAGGCAATACAATATACCAGAAAACATCTATCCAAAATCTTATTATGTCATTTAGAAGTTCCTCATTCACTTGCATCCTCCTTATCCAGCCGGACGGACTTTTCTTTCCAGGATATGCCATCATGTGGCAATGGTATAAGCCCAGGATACTTTTCATCCAATTGCCCAAGGACAGAGGTTGCCTGATTGATAGACGCACTGACCTGGTCAGCAACAGCAATATTCGGAGCCAGACCTTTTATAAATTCCTTCTCAAATTCACATGCCTTGCTTGCGATCTGAATAAGTATCATAGCCTGTTGAGTAGATAGTTCAATCATCACTTCTCCTTATCTGACTTTTCTGAGAGAACCCTAGCTAATCGTGGCGCTTTACACCTATAAAAATCTAGAGCATCGTCTTTTGGCAAGTGCGCCCATTCAAATATCCTCTCATCAAATTGTACCTCTTCAATGTATATGAGAAACTTTTCTTCACGTCCAGCACAAGCATCGCAAATGTCTATCACTTCATTTTTTATTGCCCTCTCCAACTCCCTAATCCTCTTTCTCAAATCATTGAAATTATCCATATGGTAGCCAGCACTGGTAAATGCTTCTACTTCACATGCTCGCTGTTCAAGCTGACTAATCCTCGCCTTCATCTCGTTGAATTTCATCATGCTACCCATTTCGCCAATGTGATTTTCAAGCTGTTCAATCCTCGCCGTGCTTTGGACGAGATTTTCTTTTAGCCGAGTGATAACAAGCTGTACTGCAAAGTCGTTTACCCATTTTGGGTCATCAATGCGTGTCAGGACTGTTTCTGGCAAGCGGTTCAGGTCATATAAAAGCCCCTCTGTGGGCTGAGTATCTATCATGTTATCTAAGTCTGAAACCTGTGGGCGACCGTCAATTCCCATAAAGACAACCTTATTCTCTTTAGCTAAGCGCAAAACCTCATCTTTGAAATTCTCGTTCTTATCCATCCTACACCTCCTCTAGTTTAGCAAGGGCTTGTAATAATCTTTCCTTGGCATCACGGTATGCGCTTGTCTTGCTCTCATAAAATTCCCTAGTTCTACTACCAATCTTAGAATTATCAGCTTTATTATTGTTCTTCACAGTCTGCTCTATCAGATAATCCTCGACATCCTCCACCACCCCCTCTAATGCCAGCATCCTCGCCTTGGCATCCTCCAATTCTATCGTTTCCATAATACAATCTGTGTTATCGCACTCACTCATAACATCTCCTGTCTAATCATTCTTTCGGTTTCCATATTCGCTTCTCTAAACTTTTTGGGCAGCTTCATCCATTCTGCCAACACATCAAACCCAGCTTCGTACTGCCTTCGGATATTCCATCTGCGGTTTTCTTCTCGATCCGTTTTTCTTTCCATGTGGCATTTATGACAAGTGTCCTGATAGTTCACTATCACATCGGTGTATTTCCTTCTCAATTTCCGCTTACTATAATCCCCCCCCCAAATGCCATGATGTCCTTCTTCGTGCCTGCCTTTACATATCTCCCTTTCGTACATTACTGTGCATGTCCAGTGTCCCTCTCCCCAGAGAAACTGCCCAATCTGTATCCAGTCTGTTACTGTGGGGGGAGTTAGGTAGGTGTAAGTCATTGGCTTACAACATCAAGATAAATAAACTCCAGAGCATCCCGTAGTCCCTCAATATCTTCAAGAACATCCTTATCTTGTTCCCAATCAACTAGATGGGCAATACGCTTAGCATATTCCTTTGCATCTTTAAGCAACTTGAATACATCAGGATTGATTACTCGCCCGCTTTTCATATGAGTTACTTCCCAAGTATTACCTATCTTGGGGTTTCCAGGAGAGCCTTCTAAAAAGTGATGGGCAATTAGCCCCGGCGCATCTGTATTGTATGCCGTAATTTCAAAGTCAGTAACGCCTTGATAAAGACTTTTGACGGGTATTGTGTACTTCATTTCATCACCTTCCTTTCACAACCTCAAGCCCAAGCATCCATCAAGGATAGCTATTACGCTTTCAGAATTACATATTATTGGTTTCATTCAACCTCTTTGAATTCAATATCCAGAGCATCTTCATCTTCAGAATCTCCGGTTACAGCTGGTAAAAGGTTTTTGAGATCATGCCGGTCTACCCACATTTCAGTGAACGTTTTGCCACTTTCATGAAGCATAAAGGGAAGCAGGGCAAAGTATCCCGGGATCAGTTGCTGCATTCGCCAGGCAGCCTCAAGCTGATTACGCAAATTATAAAGAGCCATACTCAATGCTTGTCTTCTTTTTTGGGCATGACCTCTTGAATTTGGCTTAGTTCGGACCGGCAGCGCAGCAACATACATACGACCCCCAAGCAATTCGCCATCAGCTTGTTGAATAGAATAATACATTTCATATGCATCACGCCTTTGTTTTAGTACAATGACCGTTCCCTTCTTCCAGCCAGTCACCATTCCTCCCAACCTACCCATAGCTGCGGCGATTTGGCTTTGTAATTCAATCTCACCCTTTCCAGTTGCATGACCTCCCCATCCCTTTTTTGTATCCACATCTTCAAAATAGGGCACGTCTTCAACTTGTTTATCTGTCTCGGGTATAAATTCCATTTTTACTACTCCAAATATTTCTGATTATATCTCTTTCTCAACTGCGTAAAAGCACCGACAACCTTCAAATTCCTCACTGTTTTTATGGCTTTCACATTCTTCAAACGGTGGGGCATTCTCCAAATCTTTGGCCCTTTTCCCAGTTTGTAAAAGGCAATATTCGCATGTGCGATCATCAAGCGGATTTGAAACAACCAAATCAGGCATCTTTACCCCCGTTTCCAAAATTGTCCTTTGCATATTGAATCGCATCGGCTTCTTTCATATCTTGATCAAGTCCTGCCTGGTAACATTTCGTAAATACACGGATCGCTGCCAATTGTGCTTTTTGGGGACTCATACCACTCAAATTTAACAATTGGGTTGCCTCCGCTTCAGTTGCTAGAATTGAATTATTTGTTACAACCGTAAGCGCTTTTGAGGTCCAGGGGTTTGAATCTTTTACTTTGTTCTCAGGTTTTGGTTCCATATCGTATCCAAGTTCTTCAGCACTTTGTTTTGCTCCCTTCTTTGGCTTTCTCTTTTTCTCAGCAACCTCAGCTTCGATCCCAGCCTCTATCTCTGTAAATTCACCATTAACCCAATCCTCAGACTCTATTGCTAACAAGGCAACTTTATCGGTTGGGGCAAAATAACCCCACAGGGTAAGTAGAATTCTCAGCACAGTCTTTCTCTCCATTACTTTCACCCTTGTTTTCCAAAGACTTTTTGGGCTGTTGTAACTTGGGGCATATTCTTTAGCATGAGCATGAATTTCTTCAAGACTCATGTAAAGAGTTTTTATATATTCAGGAAGCATTTTAAAAGAGGCGAACCATCCAATAATCTTATCCGATATCTTCTCCCCCTCCAATTTATGGATACCACTCAATCGATCTTCAACCCACCTCTCACCCTCATAGACCGGAGCAATATTGATATACTCATATTTCCCCGTTCTAACCGCCAAATCTACAAGTCCTTGATAATGAATAAGCAAAGTACATTTGTTCCCATATGGGACCAAATAGGCTTGTTTCAAAGCCGGATCAACGCTAAGCTGAAGGCTTGCAGCTCTGAGCGCCGAAATGTAGATGCTTTTATAATCACACTTCATCAACTTATCATCATTTCGTACAGCGATTATTACACTCGAAATGTGTGCTCTTGCATCCTTCTCCCCCATTAACTCTGCAAATCCCTGTAACACGGCATCAGTTTTCATATATTCTCTGATAGTTGTGGGGGGAGCTTTCTCAATCGCTTTTGTTTGTTCTTTTTTCTTGGGGGGCATTTCAACTCCTTTACGAAACGACCTGAATATTGGTCAATTCTATTTTGCCAATAATGAAATTCCCATCTTTCATATCTTCGACCCAATCATTTTTACATCTTGCTGTCGCCTTCTTCCCAGCTTCGGTCCAATCATTGGCCTCAACATGATAGACAATCTCACTACTGAGAAGCACACTATTTTTTGGAACAAACGTTACTTTATAAATTGGTAAAGACATTTCAATCTCCTTTCGATAAATCTAGTTCACAAATCCACTCATTCTTTTCACCATTGAAACGAATAAAATAACCTTCATCTCTTTTTCCCCTGGCGCATCTAGCAATTGCGGAATAAATTCTGCTCTCATAGGTAGTTCGCAATTCCAACATTTTTACAAGTGGGGGATTGCCTTCATCACCAGAATAAAATTCTGATTTTCTAATTCTGTAAAACTCATTAATCAAAACAACTTCAAAAATTACTTTGCTGGGTTGTGGTTGTATTGTCATAATTTCCTATGTGTTGGATGTCCTGGTTTTTCCATCCAAAATTGTACGCCAACTATTTCCCAATATTGACCATTAATAATAACCATCCATTTTTTTGTGACGTGGCTGTAAACAGCATAAATGGGATTTGTTGTAACTTTTCGATGAACTGAATACACATCCGTTTTGGTCGGTAATTTTTGATCTACATTATTCCATTTTGGCGGTTTAGGCCAAGGCTTTTGTGGTTTCGCCATTTCATCCTCCTGATTGGACTTCCCTGCCAATCCAAATATGATTATTCAAAATGATTGGACTAGCGATTATATTCATGCCATTGATTTTCCCTCGGCGTTTTTTCATCATGGATTTATGAACATAGCATTTATTAGGAACCTGCTGATACTTGCCTCGGTAATATGCTACTGCCCTATCTAACTTTGTAGGCAAATCATCTTTGCTATTATCAAACCACATCATTCCAATTGACATCATTCACTCCTATCGGAATCCCCCAAGCAAATCAAATAGATATGCTCCAACCCATCCTATACATAGGCCAACCAAAAAACAGATACTATGCCGAACCAATATCTCTTTCCAGCTTTTCTCATTCATCATTCACTCCTATATGGGGGTTATTCTTCTTCATTCAGAATAACATAATCGCTTCTCTCAGCAATCCAATCACAAATTTCTTTTACGCTCTGATCGCCGATACAGTGGGCATCCCAAATTGTACCGTCCAGTAATGCATCACAAATTTTCTGTGTATCCAGCCCCTCTTTCGCAGAACCATAACCCGCTCGACACAGCGCATTGAAAATCCTTGCTGTTAGCCCCTGTGGATTTGCCCTAATTTTCCCTGCTGCTTCCAGGCTCTTTTCATATAGTTCTTCAGCATCCATCATCTCTCCATTATTTTCTAAACCTATCATCTGCCCTGTTCTGGTATCGAGTAGTGGGGTATTGTCTTGATCGCAGTAAATCTTTACGAGTAGTTTATAAAATCTCAATACCAGAGAAGGACAGGCGATTATTTTTGCTCATCAAAACCTCTTAGTTCAACTGATCTAACATAAGCATGAGGAACATCAATATCCTCCCATTCCACGAACACAAGATAATAAAGCCATTCATCAGTATAGGTAAAATCAGCATTCTCTACCCACTTCCCATAGCGACTATATTCGTCCATGAACTCAACACATGCCGCCTTTGCGTCCTCAAGGTCTGTGAAAGCTTGGTACTCATCATCAACGTGTCTGTCATAACATATGGCGATATAAATTTTCATTTTAGTCTCCTTGATAAATTATTCAATACCAGAGAAGGACAGGCGATTAGGCCTGTCACTTAATACTATTGATCACTGTAATCTTCTCTTGTAGACGCTCCAGGAACTCTCCCCTGACCCAACCATTGCCAGACCAAACTTCACTAATGTCCGCAACGGTCAAATCTCCATCTACTCTAAAGAACTTGGCACCTTTTTGATGGTGGTCTTTTTTTGGCATATGATTTGAAAAAGACATTGTTCCATCACTGAACAGAATTATGTAATACATTTTTTCCTCTCTTGATTAATGCCTATCTATCAGCCACATCGAAACTGTAATCTCAGTGGGGTGGTATGTTTTAGTGAAGTGATGGCGTAAGGTAGAGGACATTTCCCACAATTCCCCATCCGACCGCTTGACTTTTACGTTATTGCCAATCACCTGAGTTATAAAAATCTCAAGTCCTCTGAAAAACATTTTTACTTCTGGCATTTCATTTGCTCCTATTCACTATCATGAATTTCTTGAAGTTCTAATAATGTCTCTTCCAGAAATTGCATGATGGAGATATCATTGTCTTTCCATTTATACAATGAAGCATATAGTTCCCCATAGCCTCCCTGACCTCCTTGAAGTATAGCCCAGCCATCCAATATAAATCTTCTTGGATTGTTTCCAATTCCTGGGAATCTGTAAATCAAAATGGCGACTTTTGGACCCCTGAAATACACTGTAGCATCATATGAACAAATCTCATCTACTAGATAACGAAATTCTAAATCTGTATTGCACCATTCCCAAAACATCCAGGTATAAGGGGCGCACAAAGTATCTTGTAGATGCCCTTCCTCATGCTTGCAATCCCAACCTTCTTCGCAAGTATAATTTCCAGTAATAGCATTGAAATTTCCACGAACTGAGGGGTCTAAAAAACGGGAGGGAACAAGGAAGAGAATTAGGAATATAGTTACAATGCTTAATGTAAAAAACTTTATAATCCTTTTATGTTTCATCTGAGTACCTCCGTATACCTTTATTATACACATATACTGGTATATGTCAATACCCAAATTCTCCAATACCTTGACAACACAAAACTATTTTGTTATTATTCTATAGAGGTAATCATGAAAAATATCAAACTCGATATAAAGTCAGTAATAGATGAGCAAGGTACACAGATAGACTTTTCACGTAAAACAGGAATCGCTCCAAATAGAGTAAGTAGCTTATATCATGGGGTAACAATGATTAGGTTGAAA